ATTTAATTGAAATTTCGGCCAAGAAATATATATCAATTAAAGAAAATAGTCAAAGAATGATGTTCTAGTCTCACCATGAACAGTATTTGTGCAATGGCACATAATAAAGGGTTTTTCACAAACCAAACAGGTGGCAACATTAGAATAAATTCGTGGGACATATTTTGCAGGTATTACAGGTTTAATGTCAGCAATAGTGATAGAACTAGAATTCTGACGTAATATTATTTGATTAGTTTTCTCTTCAATTGGATCACAATTAGGATCTTCAGAAACAACAGAAGTAGATGAGGGAACAATGGAGGGCGAAACATTAGATGTCAGCAAATCAGGAACAATATTTAAAACATCTTCACAAATGCCATCAACAACCATTGCCCTATGAAGTGGCTCAAAATCACCACGATAAGGGAGAGAAGTAACAGAAGACAGCAATTGGACATATTCAAGTTCGTGTTGTCTGGTCAAGCCATAAACTTGTTCAATCATTTCATAAGTGCTCGCATCAGCATCAAACAAAGCACTAGGTCGAGGTTTGTGCAACAACTGTTTACGCATGTCACCGGTAAGAACAGATTTCTGACCCTTGGTAAGTTTAATAATGGTAGTCCAATACTTGTTCAAAAATGGTATAAAGTGACAATCGGGCATTCTACCAATAGCATCACCACGAACAATAGAAATTGGAGAAATTTTAACAGGAATATTGACATAATAACCAGCTTTAGAAAGAACCCTACCAATACACGGTCCCAAAACAAACGTGTCGGCTAAAGGATAAAACCGAGAAGAACAAAAAGAGGCATGGTGGACAGCAAATTTGCCATACTGAGAATAAGTAAATATCTTCGGTGACAACTCAAGACCAAGAGATAACATAACACTTTTCAATGGCGCCTTGTCAAGAAAACCAGAATCACCCATTATAAAATTGTCATCACCAAGCACAGGAAATAACAAATTATATTTTTCCCATATTTGTTGAGGGGAAAGCAATGGGGCATTACCACAAGGATCAGACCTAAGGGAATCAATTTTAGCACAGGCATAGGTAATAGTTGACCCTTGTAAAAAGGAATTTCCACAAGAAGTGTATTGGTCACCACTGTGTCGTGTTCCATCAACAGAAAATTTGTTTTTAAATTTATAAGAACCATAAGTTGTAATAGCAGATTTCATGGCAGCACGGACCTTTTTATTGGCACCAGAATAAGCAAAGGCCCAAACTTCAAGCTTCAGGATGCGTTCATGTAAAGTAGAATCCCATTTGTCAAAATCCCCTTCACAAATTGTAGCAGTAGGATATTTATCAATATAACGTTTAACACATGCACCAATTTGGTCAGCAGTAACACCACTAACATAAATCGGACCATAATCGTTATCACATGACCAGACCTCAGCCAGTCTCTTCGAAAAAGCATGTGCAAATGGACCAGTAACAACGTTATGATGACGTGAACCAGACTGAATCAAACGTGGTGTAAACTCACAATCACCGAGAACAGAAGATTTAGAAAGTAATTCTGCTTTTAAAAACCCTCCACGTTTAGAAAAATTTCGTTCATTTATATCAAAAATAAGCATTTCTTTAGCGGCTTGCTGATGAACATTGGAAATAGCAGAGGGAAATCTAATATGCCATTCGTCAAAAGGAGTAGGCACAACAGGTGCAACTCCAAACCCAGGCAATAATTCATCAATATGCTTATAGACATAATTTTCAAATTCAGTAAAAACAATGGGATCAAATTTTGTCACGTCATGGAATGGTTGGGGTTTAAGAACACGTCCAACAATTGCCACTTGGGATGAAGCAGAAGTATTAGCAGGACAAACATGAATAGCACTGGTGGTAACCAATCCAGCAACATCAATAACATTTTCAACCTTAGTAGGAGGATGTGGATTAACCAATAATGTACCACTGATATCAACAGGCATGGCAGCAATAGTATTATCATCAAGACGTGCTTCAGTTTGTGGTAATTTTGTTGAGTTAATAGAAGCAAATTTAGTAGTTGGAGCATTAGAAGAACGATTGACACGATAAGGAACAAAAGGATCATGTGGTTTGTTAGATAATTTTGCGACAACAAGGGAAGCGATAGCAGTAGAAGTCATGCCCACAACAGCAACAGCGGCAACAATAGGAGCAACAATAGGAACAAAAACAGAAGCGGCAACAACACCACCAACAGCAAGAGCTGTAGCTGCAAGTCCAACAGCAGCAACTTTTTTCCAATTCCAAACACGTTGAAATTTGAACTCCAATGAATCTCGTTGTACCTGACATACATTAAGGAGTGGTTTAATAACAGCATGGGAGAGACCGGCTTCAAATTCAACGTTCTTTACAAATGCAAAAACAGCAGCAGCGTAAATGGAAGTATCCAACAGATGAGATGGAATATTGTAACGTGATGATTTGTAACGTAAATATGCAATAAGTGTACGAAAGGTCTCAGCAGTTCTGGGTTTGCCACAAACAGAAATAGCTCCTTCACTAATAAGCCCTTTTGGACACAACATAGATGAAGAATTAGCATGTTCATAAACAACAAGAAATGGACCCCATGAATATACATTAACATTAGGCATGGTTAACATCTCACCAACAACAGACACATTTGCTTTATCATTGAGGGGATTGGAAATAGTAACTTTACCATAATAATTAACATCCTGCAAAGATGGCAAAAGAGGACTAGAAATAGGCTGATCAAAGGTGAGCATGCCAGAATGAACACGAAAAACAGTAATAACATGATTCGGAAAAGAGTGCAATTTTGTCCAACACAAAAATCTAGGATGTTGAGATGTTCCACAAGAATACCAACCTTGTTTCATCCAATACAAATTAGAGTGGCAATATGAATAACTGTTACCACGAACAGCCATTGAAACGGTAGCAGAATCGGTGAGATGGTAAGTGGCTTCACCATCGGCAAATGATCCATAGGCATCATTAAACTCATGGTGAGTAGCAACCAAAATACCAAGCTGAGCACGTTCACAAGCAGCAACAATCATGTCTGGAGTCAAATAATAAATAGAATCAACAGACAGATAAGCGGCAGGTGCAAGAACACAAGTGCATTCTTGAAAAGTATGATTACAACGGTTGGGAGAATGTCGATGATTAAAATTTCTAACAACATCTGCAGTTGAAAGAATGGGACATGTGGAATGAACAATATGACGTTTTTCACGCCAATGTCGAGAAGCATTTCCACCAATATCAACAACAGCACCGTATTGCATGGGAAGTTTGTCTCTCTTCAAATTCAT